GAGATGTGGCCCGCGATCGCGATGTGCGCGAACTCCTACCTCGATCCTGCGAGCGTGATCTGATGGCTACCGTGAAATTCTCCGGGCCGCTGTTCGAAGCCAACAAGCGGAGCAAGGCGTTCCGCGATGCCAGCCGTGTTGGGATGTCCCGCGCCGGGACCCAGATCGAGGCGACCGTCCGGCTGTACACGCCATCGAGGACCGGCGAATACAAGCGCACCCTCGGCACTGAGGTCTATCGCAACAGCCTGGGTGTCCAGGTGCGTTCCAAGACCACACGGAAGATCCGTACATGGCTCGAACGCGGCACCCGGCGCGGCGTGAAGCTCACGAAGGCGAACTACATGTGGCGCAAGGGCAAGGCGAAGGCCAAGAGCATCGACTACCAGGCGTACGTCGCGGATGAGATCGCGAGGCGGCTCAATGGCTAGTGAGTTCACCGCCGCGCTGCACTCCACGATCCAGAGCTACACGCTCCCGGGCGTCTCTTCTACCTACTTCGACAAGGTATTCAAAGGCGAGCCGAACGCGCTCATGCCCGGCGGCAAACCGCTCGCGCGGTGGAAGGTGCTGCGGACGGAAGGCTCAATAGAGGGCATGCGGACGCTCAAAGGACAGCGCCAACTCACGCTCGTCTTCGAGGTGATGGCGTACTGGCCCCTCTCCGCTACCGAGGGGTCGCAGCAGAGCTTCGAGGATGACATCGCAACGGTGATCGTCGACCTCCCCAATCAACTTATCAGCCCGACGCTGACAGCTTCGGATTACACCATCGGCGGCAAGGCGGTGGCGCTCCTGACGGTCGAACGCGAACAACTCGTCGACCGCGCGCTGCCGTTCCCGGACTCGGCGGCGGAGTGCCGCATCCTCTCATTCGAACTTCACGCGCAGCTCCTGGAGGCGTCTTAGATGACCACTAAAGAGATGGGGACGATTGGTGAGGGAGTCATCTCCGGTGATGCGGTGTTCTCAGTTACCAACGAAATGGAAACGGTCGATTGCGTGGCGGAGCGATGCCATTGCGTGGCGGTTCACCGCCGCTTCACAGGGCGTCGATTTATCGAGTTTCAAGCGGGTGGGCGGACGTTCAAGGGTGAACTGAAGTCGGGGGCCTGGGAATGACGGTACTCACTGGGCAATGCCTCACGTTCGCGGGCGGCTATGACATCTCGGGCGACATGTCCGCAATCTCCGGGCTCAAGGGTGGGCCTGATCTGATCGACACCTCCTCGCTGGATGTGGTGGGGATGAAACGACTTGCGGGCCGCTTCCGTGGAGAGTTCGGCGCCAATGTGCTGTTCGACCCCACGGTCGCGCACATCCCGCTCTCGGCGCTCCCGACAACGATGGTGCCGCTGATGGTGGCACTCCCTGGCACGACGGCCGGCGATTACGCCGCGATGCTGGTGGGGAAGTACGTCAACTACGACCCGAGCATCGGGAATGACCTCGCGGCCATGTTCTCCGTCCAGGCGCTCGCCTCGGAAGGGTATCCCCTCGAATGGGGAAAGATGATCACGGCTGGCAAGCGCACCGACACAAGCGCGACGGCCAGCGGCACGGGCATTGACCTGGGAGTCCCGGCGGGTGTGGCGGCGGTGAACATCACGGGCGGCTCAGCGGCGAGTCCCACGGTTGTCACGGCCACGGCGCATGGTCTCCAGACCGGGGATTCAGTCGTCATCGCTGGCAGTGACAAGGCGGCGCTCAATGACGAGTGGACGGTCACGGTTACCGGAGACGACACCTTCACCGTCCCGTGCGACCTCTCAGGCGGCGCGGCGACCGGCGGCACGGTACAGCGCACCTCACGCCGCGGATGGTCCGCGCAAAACCAGGTGTTCTCGTGCGCCGGGACTTCGGTCACGGTGACGGTTCAGGACAGCCACGAAGCGGTATCGGGCTCGTTCGCCAACGTCACGGGCGGCGCGTTTGCCGCCATCTCAGCCGGGAACGTGGGGGCCGAACGCATCGGTTCCGCAACCGGAATCCTCAAGCGATACGTCCGGGTGAAAACCACGGGCACGTTCAGCAGCGCGATCTTCGCCACAGGCATCTGGGGCGAGGTCGGTTAGAAAGGAACCATCATGGCAGTCAAGACCGGCCTCCTCACCTCGTTGACCTTCAACAGCAACGACATCTCCGAGGATGTCCTTTCGCTCCAGATCCAGACCCCGAACGGCATGATCGATGTCTCGGGGATCGACCTCGTTGGCTTCCAGCGCATCGTCGGTCGCCGCGATACCAAACTCTCGCTGACCTGTCGCGTCTCGGACGCGGCAGCGGGCGCCCATGCAACCCTGGCACCAGCGTCCGCGTCCAGTGTCTCGGCATCGTGCGTGATCGTGTTCGGCGGGAAGACGCTGACGTTCCACGGCATCGTTGAGAACTACGACGTGTCGATCGGCAACGGCCTGGAGGCCACCGCGCAATCCACCATTTCGATGGATACCGGCGTGGCGGCGGCATGGACCTAATCCGAATCCGGGTGTTGAACCGCGTGTTGCGAATCCTTCGCGCGGTCTTCCCCATCTGAAGCCCACGGAGGTGGCACTTTGGGCTATGAGATTACCGACACAGAGACAACTACGATCGAAGGCTTCGCGGGCGTGGAAGTCACGTTCAAGCTGGCGACGACGTTCGCGGAATACGAAGCCTTGCAGCGCATCGCGGAGAGCGGCACGGCAGGAGAGCGGGACGCAGCCTTCGAGGACTTCGGTGACAAGTTCATCGAGTCGTGGAACCTCACCAGCAAGGGCGAAGAACTGGAGCCTAACGGCGCGTCGTTCAACCGACTTCCGCTCGGTCTGAAATTAGGCATGACGGCCCGCTGGCTCGAACTGATGACCGGGCCTTCCGTCCCTTTAGGGCAAGAGTCCAGCAATGGGCTCGATTCCCCGGAGCCGTCAACAACCGAACCGGAGAGCGAGTAACCCCGCCGCGGGAACTCATGGAGGCACTCATGCGCCGGAAGCTTTGCCAGATGTGGAACTGTTCCCCGGCAGAGCTTGCGGCGATGGATGCCCGGAAGTTGATGCACGAAACGGCGCTGGTTGAGCAGTGGGATTCGGAGATGCGCCGTGGCTAATGACGTCAAGGTCGATGTCACGCTCGATACGAAGGGCGGGGAAAAGGACGCCGAAGGCTTCAAGGCCAAGATGTCCAGCGTCTTCGGGGACATGGGCAAGATTGCGGGCGGCATCTTCATGGCCCAGGTCGGGAGTCAGTTGGCCGGCGCGGGCGTCGATACCCTCAAGAGTTCGATCACACTGGCGCGCGACTTCAACGAGATACAGTCGAAGAGCAACACCATCTTCGGAGAGTCCGCCGCCGCGATAAACAAGTGGGCATCGACCGCCTCCACGGGGTTCGGCCAATCGAAGGCCCAGGCGTTGGACGCGGCCAGCAGCTTCGGCAACATGTTCTCGCAGCTGGGGATAGGTTCGAAGACCGCGGCAGACATGTCGGTCAAGATGACCGAGCTCGCCTCGGACTTCGCCAGCTTCCACAACGCAGACATCACCGAAGTTCTCCAGGCCCAACAGGCGGCGTTCCGCGGCGAATACGACGCGCTGCAAAAGTTTGTCCCGACGATCAACGCGGCGGCGGTCCAGCAAGAGGCGATGGCTGAGACAGGCAAGACGAACGCCGCATCGCTCACGCAACAGGAGAAGGCGGCGGCGACCTATACGCTCATGTTGAAGGGTGCCGGGGACGCGCAGGGCGACTTCGATCGGACTTCCAGTTCGCTCGCCAACCAGCAGCGCATTCTCTCGGCGCAGTGGGCTGACCTCCAGGTGAAGATCGGGCAGGTGCTGATTCCAGCGCTGACGGCGGTAGTGGTGGCGATCAACACCGAGGTCATCCCGGCGGTGAAGGACTTCGCGGTGAAAGTCCAGACGTACTACGAGCAGAACATCAAGCCCGCGATCGAGAACCTCAAGGCGCTGTTCAACACGCTGGAGCCGGTGATTCGGCCGATCCTCGAAGCCGTCGCGAACCACATCAAGAACGTGGCTGTCGTGTTCGGGGATGTGGTCAACCTCATCCTCGCGCTCGTCTCGGGAGACTGGGGCAAGGCGTGGGAGATGGCGAAGAAACTCGTTTCGGACATGGTTCAACTCGTCAAGGACGACCTCTCCGGGATGATCGACTTCATCACAGGACTGGCAGGGCTGGCGAAGACCGCTGGCAGCGCACTCGGCGGAGCGATCGCAGACGGCATCTCGGCCGGCTTCGATTGGATCATCGGGCACGTTACGGGCCTCATCAACGGACTCATCTCGGCGTACAACAACACGCTCGGCAGAGTTCCCGGAGCACCGAGTATCTCCCCGATCGGCGGGGGTGGCGGGGGTTCATCGACCGGATATGACCCCAACCAGCGCGGTAGTTCGGGCGGCGGCGCTGACCCGGGACAACTGTCACAAAACGAGAGCATGGCGGGCTCGCCAACAGGCGCATATGGGCAGGGGCTCGTTTGGGACCCATCAGCCAATCGCGGAAAGGGCGCATGGGTCTATCCGTGGGATTCGGCAGCATACAATGCTAACTCCGCGGCTGGGCTGGGTGGCGGGCTGGCTCGCGATGTTTCGGAGATGGCGGGGTCTGGCGGAAATCAGGGCGGTTCAGACGGCATTATCCGCGACGGTCTGGGGCATTGGTGGAACTCGGCAACACAGAGTTGGTGGAACGACAGCGGCGGCGAGTACAACCCTGATTACCCAACAGGGAAATACCAGAACCGCTCAGGTAGTCACGACGTCATCGACATCCGGTCCGGCACTGGTGCGGTCTCCAACATCGTTGATGCCGTCCAGGGGCTGTTCGTTTTCAATGTCCAGAACCTCAACGCCAGTAGCGAAGACCAGGCGCGGCAGGCGGCGGGTGACCTGGCATACGCCGTCCGCTCGGCGGGATTGGCGATGCCGTGACCGTCAGGTACATAGAACGCTTCGACTCAATCGCCGGGGACATCTCCTACACGTTCTCTCTGCGGAACTACGAGGCTCAGGAAGAACTCGCCTTCCGCACGGCCTACTCTCCGGGCATTGCGGCGGATTACGCGCACGACCATCTCGGTTACAGCCGGGCATCGAAGGGGCTGGCGACCATCTCCATCCGCGCCACCTCCGTCGAGACCTCCGAAGCCAATCTGGAAGCGGAGATCGATGAAGCGCAGGGCGAGCTGGAGAACATCGGCGTCGGCTACCTGTACCGGCTGGAATCGGACGGCTCGACCCGCCGGCGGTGCATCGCGCGGGTGGAGGCGCGGCCATCGATTACCCGCGCAGGGTTCCAGTCCGTCCATATGCCCATGATCTTCAAGTTCACGCGGCTCACCGATTGGTTCGCCACGTCGGCAACCACCGGCTCCGCTACCGTCACGACCTCGCCCTACCTCCTCACCGTCACGAACGCGGGGAATATCTGGGTGAAGTCCGGGTTCGTGCTGACGCTCACGGCGTTGGCGGCGGCAGGGCTGACGAACCCCTCAGTCCGCAATTACACGACGGGGCAGACCGTCAGTTCGACGCGCGGCTCCCAGGTGCCCTACTCCTCGTGGAAGTTGGACAGCGGCGTGGGTGTTTCGTTCTCTCGCGCGACCGGGCTGCTCATCGGCTCGGTGACTTCATGGATCGGGGCCAGCGGAATGGGCAACCGTTCCTATCGAAACGATAGCGCCCTTGTGACGCTTGGCACGCAACAGGGATTGCTCTGGCTCAAGCCGGGCGCCAATCAGATCGAAATCTCGGTGGACGGCACGCCGAACTATTCACTCGCCTACACATTCAACGGTGCTTTCGTCTAGGAGGGCATGATGGCTTACGCAGGTTTCACCATTCCCGATCAGGGCGAAGGCGATAACGACCTTCAATCCGTCTTCTTCCAAGAGGACCTGGAGATCCTGATGGCCGGGCTCCAGGGCGTTGATTGCGTCCTCTCGGGGCTGGCGATGACTGGCGGCACGGACATGACGCCAGACGTTGCCAAGGGGGCCGTCCTGACGAACGGTGTGCTGAAGGCTGTCGCGGCTTCTACGGTGACCGTCACAGCGGCCGATGCCACAAACCCACGCATTGACCTCGTGGTGGTCAACAGTTCGGGATCTCTCGCGGTCCGGGCCGGCACGGCAGCGGCCAGCCCGAAGCCTCCCGCGCGTACCGCCAACGATGTGGTGATCGCACAGATTTACGTTCCGGCTAACGATACCTCGATCGGGCAAACGCAGATCATCGATCGGCGCGTGTTCCGCACGATGGGGCCGGTGCTCATCTACAAGACCACGACCGCCGAGACGACGAACACCACCGCTTCAGCCGTCCACATTCTCGATAAGACGAACTCCGGCGTGAGCATCCCGTCGGGACTGATGGCGGCGGGGAAGATCCTGCGTTGTCGCATCGGCGGCGACATGCTGATGAACTCGGGGACCCCGACTGTGACCCTGACCATCAGCTACGGCGGCACCACGATGTTCGCGGACGTGACCTCGACCGGCTTCACTGCCGATGCCGACCGGCGGGCGTTCTTCATCGAGTTCGACCTCGCGGCGGCATCGCTGACTTCCGAGGCGCTGGCGGGCACGTACGCCTTCCAGGGCGCGGCGGGGCAGACGGCGGCGGCGACGGGCGAAGGCGACATTGGCGGCACATCGGAACAGGTGGGGCCGATCTTCGGGACGGCATCAGTGGACAGTGACGCGGCGAACCGCACGCTCGCGGTGACCCTGACCATGAGCGTGAGCAACGCGGCGGATGAACTGGTAGTCCGTACAGCCACGCTGGAGTTGCTTGGGTAATGAGCGTACGGATTGAACTCCATTCCTCTGCCGGCGTGAAGCTGGACATCGACGCGATCGAAACCGATCTGCTGTCGTGTTCCTATTCGCTCGCGCTGGCGAAGGTGGGTTCGTTCGCATTCTCCATCCCGGCTGATCACAAGTCGGCGCCATCGGTCACTGGTGGCCTCCAGGCATGGATTTACGAGAGCACCGAAGGGCTGGTGTTCAAGGGCAAGATCGATTCGACCACGTACCAGAACGATTCCTCTGGGCGGAAGGTGCTGAACGTCTCCGGGCCGAGCACTGCAATCGAATTGCAGGAGCGCACGGTCGGGCTGGGGTTGATCTTCGAGGACACGGCGTTCGCCACGGCGGTCTCGGATGTGCTGGACGATTCGACATGGACGGCGGGGGAACTTGATACTGCGGTGAACGTTCCGGCGCGGCGCTTCGATGCGCGGCAACGATGGGACGCGCTGAACGCACTGGCGGACATCTACCAGTTCAGCCTCCGCGAAGACAACGTGAACTCAGAGATCGACATGGGCGCGTTCGGCGTGGACTCGGGCGTGATCCTGACAAATCAGCGCAACGACATTCGCGTCCTTGACGACCTGCCGACGCAGGTGCCTCTCGGTTCCATCAAGGTACTGTCGCGAAGCAACGACATCGTGAACCGGGTCTATCCCGTGGGGCAGATCCAGGGTCTCGGCGGTGCGGTGCTGACGCTAAGTGGTGTGTCGAGCGACAACCCGGTGACGACGCGACTGTACCTCAGTCAGACAGCCGCGGCGATTTCCCCCTCGTTTGATTCTGGATGGGAAGACACCGGGACGCTGAATTACTACGTGGCGGACATCGCGCGTGGCAGCGGTGCGCCAACCTTCAAACAGGTAGTGAAGAACGTCGCCACGGCCGATTACGACATGGGGCGGCTGGGCTTCGTCTATGGGCCGATCGGAGCACAGACGATCTCCGGGAACATCAAGGCTCAGTTTATTGGCAACGAAAGCGCCGCCGATGTCGACGCGCGGTATCAATTCCTCGTGAAGGTAGTCAGTTCAGATGGCGGCACAGTGCGCGGAACCCTGTTGGGCATGGGTTCTTACGGAAATGAATTGTCCACTACGTTCACAAACCACACCTTCCCGTCCACTGCGCTTACGCCGGTGGATGCACAGGACGGCGATTACCTCGTTATCGAGTCTGGCTTCCGGCTAGCCAGCGCGCTCGGCGGTGGGCGGCAGTGTAACTACTACATCAGCAACAACGGCTCGAACGACCTCCCCGAAGATGAAACCACCACGGACACGAGCCTCAACCCGTGGATCGAGTTCAGCACCTACATCGTCCCGCAACTCGCGCAGACCTCCACCTACGAAGTCCAGTCCGTCACGAAGAATGCGATCACGCATTACTACCTCGAAGACGCCGATTCGGTTGCCGCCTACGGACTCCGCGATCGTGTCCTGAACATCAAGGACATCCTCCCGCTGGGGCTGTCGATCACGAACCTGGCGCAAGCCTCGGCCACCCTGTACGGCGCGGCGGTGACCTACCTCCAACGGCACAAAGACCCGCAAGTCGCCTACGAAGTCGAGCCCATCGGTCTGCGGCACTACCTCAACGGTGTCCCGTATTTCCAGGTGGGCGACAAGCTGACCGTGGACTATCTCGGGACGGTGCAGGACGTGGACGGCACGGTGCGCGAAGACCTCAGAGTCAAGACCGCGCTCTATGTGATCAGCTTCACGCGCACGTTCGATCAGGCCGGCGCGTCACGCTGGCAGATGGTGGTCAGCACGGTTGCGCGGGCGCTGGCAGACGATTCGTCCATGCTGGCGTCCATGCTGGGCGAGATTGGGATCGCGAAGATCAGCCCGATGGGATTCTTCACGTTTGCCAATCAGAGCGGCGACGAAAAGATGCGGTTGGACGAGTACGGCATCCAACTTGCCACGAAGCAGGTTGAGTCCACGGCCATCTACGGCGTCGAGGAGTTTGTTGCCAACCCCACGGTTGAATCCACCGTTTGGAAGCTTGTAGGGCAGGTTATTCGTGGGCTCGGGGTGGCAAACGTGACGCTCTCGGCGGGCTCCTCACAGATCTACATCGAGCAGGCGTTTAACTCGCTGAAGGTAAACGGGGATTATGTGGCGGTCTGGAACGAGGACGAGGGCGCTGGCGATGGTCTCGGGCCGTATGCATGGTCGCCGCCCATCGTGTCGCTCGCATTGGCCTACATGACCACCACGATTTCGGGCGGCGTCATCCAGCTTGCGACCAACTATGCGGCATCCGATGTTAGCCCTAATCCGGCTGGCGGATTCGTCATCGTTGACACTGAGGGCGCGGCAGCCAGCGATAACCTTGACACCATCTATTACGTCGGAACATCCACGGCCCTCCTCCGAGATGGGCAGGTGATCGTGGTGGCCGCAGCCAACAGCGCCCGGACGGTTGTGCTCACCGAATCCGGCAACCTGAAACTCAACGGCGGCACGATGTCACTCGACAACGCGGAGGACACTATTACGCTCGTCTGGCGGACGGCCGTTGGCTGGTGCGAGATCGCGAGGTCCAACAATGGCGCGTGACCTAATCGGCCATAACCATCGGGATCACGATCGAGCAACTGAAGTTCTCGCCCTCTGGCGTGACGCTCGACAGGCAGCCGGAGTATGGGACGGACGGCGGCTGGTAATTTGCAGATGCGTTCCCGGAGAACAGGCCCAGTACCGCCGCGACAACGAACGCTCGAATCATGGTGAGCACGGTACCACATGGAGTAACGCAGCGGCGCATTTGCCGACTTGCTCAGAGGGCGGACGATGACGCCTGAATTGCAATCTCTCATTAACGAACGGGTCAATGCCGGATGGTCTGGTAAACTGACCCTGAACTTCAAAGACGGGCACATCCTCGATGTGGAGTGCGCCGAAAAGATACGACTAGCACGCGGAGACCGATCTGAGCCCGCCAGCGTCACGGCTGGAGGCTCACATGGCAACGGTCCAGGATAACGTAACGGTCGTTCGGCCGTTGAATCTCATTGAGGATCTGGAGCGATTCCTCGCAGAACAACGCACCATTGCGCTGGGTGCCCTCGGCATCAAGGAAGTCGGCGGCGGTGCGGCAGGTTCGTGGACGTTCACGAACGGTGGCCGCACCAGCCTGATCAATGGCACGTTCGACATCGACAGCGATACCTGGAAGATGGCGCTGTTCCTCTCAACCTCGAACATCGGCGCGTCGAGCACAACCTACGCCGGCCTGACGAACGAGCACGCAAACGCCAACGGGTATACCACCGGCGGCGCGAGCATTACGCTCACCCTCAGCGGGACCACCACGGTCACCGTGGACATCTCGTCTGACCCGACGTGGACGGCTTCGGGCGGCTCGATCGTGGCACGGTTCGCGGTCATCTACGAGGTGTCCGGCAACGTGCTGTGTTACTGCCTGCTGGACTCGACGCCCGCCGATGTCACAGTGACGACCGGGAACACACTGACCGTCGCCGCCAACGCGAGCGGGGTCTTTACACTCGCATGAAACGGCTAATGGTGGCACTGGCCGGAGCGCTTACGATCTTCGGGCTGGTGGCGGCTTCAAACGCTGCCAGCCCGTTCACCTTCGACGGCGCTCCTTCAGCACCTGCTCCCTACACCACGGGGTTCCTCGACGGGTGGGATGTGCAGGTGCACGACCGGGACGCGGCGGAACACCCCGGACAGACTGCCTCAATGGTAGCGATGCACGGCGCGGACTGCGGTGCCCCACCGGCAACACACGTAACCTCCGGCTCCGTTGCCGATGCCGTGTTCCAGTGCGCGAACCACATCATGACTGCCACGGACTCCGATACCACAGGCTACTCCGTGATCTACCTCACCCCTCCCGAGATGGTCGACTTCAGCAACGGCGGCTCGGTGACATTCGAACTCTCGACGCTGAAAACCTCGTTGCGTGACTGGTGGGATCTGACCGTCTCGCCGTTCATGGACTCGCAGGCGCTTCCACTGCTCTCCGCCCTCTCTGAGGGTGTAGACCTCGCGGGGCCGAACCGGAACAGCGTGGTTATCACGGCCGGGAGTGCCGAGGGTGTTCCCGCGCTGGACGTGGTGACGAACGGCAATGACGTAGGGTACGGACCTCCCGGCTGGGCAGGCGACCCGATTAGCGCGGGCGTGACCGCGACGAACCAGGCCGCTACCCGGCAGACCTTCAAGCTCACAATGTCCACCCATCATGTGAAGTTCGAGCGGCTGCAATCAGCCACCGCGCCCGCGCTGGTGTTCATCGACCAGGAGATCCCCGCGCTGACGTGGACGCAGGGCGTTGTCCAGTTCGGGCACCATTCCTACACGCCCACGAAGGACGGTGCCGGGACGCCGAACACATGGCACTGGGACAACATCTCGCTTTCCCCGAACGTCCCGATCTACATCGGCGCGTTTACCTCGCGCTGGACGCAGGGCGGGACGATCGTGGCAACCCAGCCAGCCCCGGCGAACAGCTACCTTCGGTTCTCTGCCATCTGCAAGCCCGTGATTGACGGCGTACCGGGCACGAAGATGACCGTTGGCAACGAAGGGCATTTCTCCAGCTACCTGATGCCGGTGGCTGAGGGGAGCCAGTCGTGGAACGTCGGGTTCGCACAGGACGGGTACTACCCGTACGGCGGGCTCCACTGTCTCGCAAAGGACTACTCGATATTTTCTCTCTCGACATCATCTACGCCGACTTCCACTCCGCAGGCAACTTCCACGAGTACTGTGCCTGCAACTGCCACAAGTACACCTGTACCCCCAACCGCGACACCTACGACTGCAAACACTGCCACCCCGGCCGCGACTTCAACCGCGACGCCGACACGCACCCCGACGCCCGCAACGTACCGCTGCCAGAGGCGCAACGCTAACGGGACATGGACGACCCTCTGGACTAGCACCGGGGGTAGCTGCCCCTAATGGCAGTTGCCTTCGACGCAGCAATGACCGCAGGCAACGCGACAGACACGCAAACCGCGTCTGCCACGACCTCGATTTCATCCACAGGGATGACGATCGGGGGCAGTGCCAACCTGCTCGTCGTGCTCGTCCTCTGGTCTGGTAGCGTCACCAGCCGGGCATTTACGTGGAACAGCGTCTCGATGACCGAGGCGGTGTACATCAACGGTGCCTCCTCTACCGCGGCCGGGATTTACTACCTTGCAAATCCTGCAACTGGAAATAAGACCCTTGCGGGCAGCTGGACGACCTCCCGCGACTGTTACATGGGGTGCGTGTCCTTCACGGGCGCGGACACCACAACTCCCATCGTGGGAGCGGATACCGTTTCTGGAAACACCGGGACTACCGTAACGGTCACCTCGACGACGGACGGCGCAACCGCTGCTGTCTGGGGTACGAACGGTTCAACGCCAACGGTGAACTTTAATAAGGTCTGGGACGAGTCTTCGCTGAACCCTGGTGGTGCGGGTTCATACCAACTCGCCGGAACGAGTAACGGGCACACGTTCACCGGGGCCGGGGGCACGTCTCCCGCATGGGCTGGGGTTCATGTTCAGGCGGCGGCTGCCGGTGGCACAACCGTCACACCGGGAGTGCTGGCGCTGACCACCGCGACGTTTGCGCCGCAATCAAACATGAAGATCAACGCGGCCTCACCCACCGCGCTCTCGCTGAGTACCTTCGCGCCCGCGGCACGGCTGGGCACCGTCGTTACTCCCGGCGTGCTGGCCCACACGCTGACGACGTTCGCGCCCCAGGTAAACCTTCAGATCAACGGCGCCAGCCCCACCGCGTTGACTCTCACCACGTTCGCCCCCGACGCTGCGCTCGGACCGCTGACCGTTACCCCGGATGTGCTGTCGCTAACGCTGACGACGTTCGCGCCGGATGTTACCGTCTCGGCTGATCTCACCGTCACACCAGGCGTGGCAACTCTCTCGCTCTCGACCTTCGCGCCGCAATTGCAGGAAGTTACGACGCCGGGCGTCCTCGCGCTCTCGCTGAGCACCTTCGCGCCGGACGTGTCGCAGACCATTCTCGTGACGCCTGGGACCGCGACGCTCGCGCTGACCGCCTATGCGCCGCAACTGAAGGAGACGCTGACCCCGGCGTTGGTGGCGCTCACCCTCGCAGCCTTCGCGCCAACGCTCGATTTTCGCATCAACGGCGCTAGCCCCACGGGACTCGTCATTGCAGCCTTCGCGCCGCAACTGCAAGAGGTGGTCACGCCATCGGTTCGCTCGCTGGCGTTGACGTTCTATGTGCCGGTCATCACGAACTCAGGCGTGGTGCTCGTCCCCGTCTCGATCCCGATGACGGGTTCACTGACGCCAATCGCCATGTCGGGCTCCATGCTCGCCGCCATGACCGGGAGCTACGGGCTCGACCCACTCACAGGATCGGTAGGTGACTAATGGATAGCGGCATCCTCAAGCTCCCGATGGCGAGCGACCTCGCGCCGTATTGGGATGTGACCACCACCCCAGGAGGCGCGACCTACCAGGACATGACCGGCTGGGCCATGCAGTTCGTGATCCGCCGCACGTCCGATGACGCGCTCGTGTTTTCCACGACCACGATCAGCATTGGGGACGGTCTTGGCACCGGCTCGCGAGCGACGGTGACGATTGCCGACACTGACATCGTTGGCTGGCCAGCGGGCACCGGGTACTACGCGAGTTTGTGGCGGACGGATAACGGCTCAGACACGCCGGTCTGGACTGGCCCCGTAACGCTGATCAAGACGAGCACGCAGGTCTGATATGAGCGACCGATTAACTTCCCTCATCAAGCAGCGCGGTAATGCGTTCATGTGCCAGCCACAAAGCGCGCTGAGCGGCCTGATATTCGTTGACCAACGCGAGCGGAATGCGCCGAACTGCGCCCGGCGAGTATCCAACGTCCACGTTATTCGCAGGTTCTTGCGTGGCTGCAAAATCGTACTCAGTGGACTCCGCAACGCGAACGTCATAGGTCAGAGAAATCTGCAGGTCCATGCCGCCATCATAGCCCACCGATCGACAAGCCACGATCTTTCTCTCCAGTCAGTCGTGGCCCAAAGGGGGGCGGGCCGAAGCCACCGTCAGCCCGTCCCCACCATCAACTATCATATCGATAGCTACAGCGGAGCGTTGCGATGACAGCACAGCCCCTCGACGATAGCCGGTTCAGTGATCGTGAACTTCTCGGTGTCCTAGCGGAAAGGGTGGGCGGCATGAAAGAGACCTTCGATGACTTCCGCGCCGAGACGCGGGGAAACTTCGAAGCCGCTAAGACTTCGATTAACGACCTGAAGACGGAATTGAAACAGGACGGGCTGGCGATTCGCGAAGAGATGCGAAAGGGATTCTCCGAACACGATAAGCGCATCACATCCCTTGAACGTGACTTCGACACCGTGAAGGGTGGGTTCGGGGTCTCGAAGTGGATCTGGGGCGCCTCGCTCGCAGCCATCGGCGCGGCGGGGACGATCGTGGGGTTGATAGCGCGATGAGCTGGGCCGTGACATGGAAACGCAAGCCGATCGCTCTGCCGTTCCTGATCGACGCGGACGACCCGGAGATTGTGGCGGAAATCACCATCCGGCTGCACAGCATCCCGAACGTCTACGACGTGGCGGTGACGCACCTCGACGGCGCGGAGATGGACGAAGAGACGAAGAAGCGCATCAAGCAGCGGATAGCGGACCGCATCAATTACGAGTGGGCCGTGGGGGTGAATCTGTGAACACAGACTTTGCGACGCATCACATCGAAGGGTACGCGCGGGCCGCTGAGGAAGCGGGCAAAGACGGGTTCTTTTCCGTCCCGCTCATCTCCCACATCGAAGGGAATCTCTGGCAAGGCGGCTGTCAGCCGGGGGTTCCGTTGCCGGAGGACTTCCGCTACGTGGTCTCTCTCTACCCGTGGGGGAAATACCTGCTCGGGCCGAACACACACCGCGACGAAATCACGATGTACGACGCGGGGTCGATGCCAGACCTGCGGCAACTCGTCGAGATCGCGGAGAAGGTAAACGAGTACAAAGCGAAGGGGAAGACGCTCGTTCACTGTCAGGCTGGGCTCAATCGTTCGGGCCTTGTCGCGGGCCTCTCGCTGATTCTCGAAGGCATGAAGCCGACAGACGCTATCGCGCTCCTCCGCGAGAAGCGATGCGACATGGTTCTGTGCAACGAGACGTTCCGTAACTGGCTGCTGAATTACAGGGTAATCGCGTGATGTGGGTGTTTGTGATGGGGTTCCTGGGCGGTGCGCTGGCTGGTTCGATGGCAGTGATTGGGTTGCTCGTGGCAGACGACATGAAGCGGACCGCGCGATGACGCTCGTCCTCGATGTCTCGAACTACGACGAGTCCACCATGGACCCCGTGTGCATGCTGGGCGAGCACGTCGATGCCATCATTCTCGGCTGTCAGCGTGAGGACGTGGCGGACCGCATGGCGGCGAAGGCTGCAGCCGTCGGCCTTCCCATCATGGCCACCTATGCCTTCCTCTACTTCGGCCAGGACACGCTCGGGCAGACGATGCAGGCCGTCCGCATCTCCAAGAAGTACGGCATACCGCGTGTGTTCCTCGACTGCGAAAGCGGTGAGGGAACGGAGCGGCCGGGCATTACCGTGGAGGAGCGACAGACGGAATTGCGCGACTGCATCCACGCCGTCGAGACGGAAGGGTTGGCGGCGGGCATCTACACGGGCGCCTACTGGTGGCCGTCGAAGATGGGGAACACGACCGATTGGGCACATCTCCCCCTCTGGCACGCCGCCTATTACAACGACGGCTCGCGGCAGAAGGCGGTCAGTTATGGCGGCTGGAGCGAGTGCGCGATTCATCAATGGACTTCCACGCTCGACGTGTGCGGGCGGAGAAGGGACGCGAACGAAGTCTGGGATACATCCCTCTTGGAGGTGGGAATGACCAAGGACGAGACGCAGGCACTCATCAATGCAAGCCTGGACGCAACCCTCGGGCTGACCCTGTTGGCCCTCATGGAACAGATGCTCGGCATCAAGCCAAGCACCTTCGACACAACCAACCAGAAGCGAGTGGACGCCATCGTCGCAAAACTCGGCGGCGGCGGCTCTCTCAAGGGCACCACGTTTACAGGAGTGATCCAATGACCGCATACCAATTCCGCACCATCGGCCTCAAGATCTCCGGCTTCGGTGAAGAAGTCCAGATGTACGACGAACCGGCACTCGCGGAGGAACTGCAAAACCTCATCGGGGAACTTGCTTGGCGCACCGGCCACACGACCAAGCCAGACCTCCCGCTCCAGGGCAGCTTTAACGTTGTCCTCGGCACGGACGAACACACGGGCCACCTCGTCGTGGGCCTTCATCCCGAAGCTGCGATCAACGAGGCAACGCTGTGAAAAGCCTTATCCCTTCCAAGCGAACGGCGATCAAACTCGGGCGCGATGCGCTCGTCATCGGCATCCCCGCGCTGGCGGTCTGGGTCATCGGCCATCCTGCGAACCTTGCCGACGCGGGCCTCAGCGGTGAGGAAGTCGTCAAGCTCACCAGTTACGCATCTGGCTTGCTCATGCTGTACCGCATCTGGCGACAGTTTCGCGGTACGGAGCCGACCGCCTGATTCGTTTCGCGCCGCTCGGGTACGCCGTCCTGGCGGTCCTGCTCGGCGTTGTCCTCCAGTCGGTGTCCTTGGGAGAACCCCCGGCGCGATACAATGAGGATGGTGTCCCCCTTAGCTCAGCGGCCGCTGCAGCAGAGAGCGCCGTCACAGTGGCGGAGGTCGCCGGTTCGA